AGTTTTAATCAATGCTTCTCCTTTTTATTATGGAATGGCTATGGTTAATTATAATCCTTTGGAAGATGTTACTTATAATCCTGTTAGGACTACAGCTATTTTTCCTATTGATCTATTAACTTGGAGTCAAATGCCTAATATCAAATTGACACCCAGTAAGTCAGCTGGTGGCGAAATGATTTTACCTTTTTTCAATCATAAAAATTGGATTAAATTGGCCACAACAGATGATTCTACTAATATGGGTACCATGAGATTAATAGATATGACAGGTTTGCGTTCTGCAAATGGTGTTGTTGGAACATCTGTATCCGTGCAATTTTATGCATGGGCTACTGATGTTGAATTGATGGGTCCTACTGCGAATTTAGCTCTGCAGTCTGCTGATGAATATGGTGATGGCATTGTATCTGGACCTGCATCAACTATTGCAGTTATCGCTGATGCATTTTCGAATACACCAGTTATTGGTAGATTTGCAAAGGCTACAGAAATAGGAGCTACGGCTACATCTGCTATTGCCAAATTGTTTGGTTTTACTAATGTTCCCGTTATTGATAATGTGCATGCATTTCAAAATTCTAATTTGCCACATTTAGCTTCTGCGCAAATTGGCACAGCTGTTCAAAAGCTTACGTATGATCCTAAATGTGAATTGAGTGTTGATCCATCTATACATGGTGTGGATGAAGATGATGCTTTAAATATTAATAAAATATGTTCGCATGAATCTTTGCTTGCAACCATACCTTGGACCACTTCTGATCTTACAGATGAGAATTTATTCAATGCTAGGGTTAACCCAATTTTGTGTTCTTCTCTACCTATTGCTGGTGGAACAAGAGTAGCTCATACACCTGCTTCTTATATTGGACGATTGTTCCAATATTGGCGTGGTGATATTGTTTTTAGATTTCAAATAGTTTGTTCTCAATATCATAAAGGTAGAATCAGAATTACTTATGATCCTGCTGGTCGTATTGATATCGATCCAGATACACAAAATATTGCTTATACAACTATTGTGGATGTGGGAGTTGATAACGATACTACTATCACTGTTCCATACCATCAAGCCGCTTCATTTTTACGTGTTGCAGCTGTTGCTGATAATTGGAATAGTGGTGATCCATTAGCACCCGATGAAAATACATTTAATGGTTTAATTTCGGTGCGAGTGTTGAATGCCTTAACTGCTCCTGTAGCTATTGCACCTGTGCGTATATTAGTATATGTACAAATGGGGGATAATTTTGAATATGCTGTACCTATGTCTGGTGCTGCTGGTATTATTCCTCCATCTATATATAGTGTGCAATCTAAAGATGAAGTTGATCCTGTTTTTACTGTTATGGGTCCACCTACGAAATCTCATCCTAAGCGATTCTTAATGAATTTCGGGGAATCAATGGTTTCATTGCGGACTTTATTACATCGATCTACTAAATCAGAATCTACACCGTTTGTTAATTTAGCAACTAATACATATATGCGATATAGACAATTATATGGTAGAATGCCATCGATGTATGGGTATGATTATAATGGATTAAATCTTGCGGCTGGTCAATTGGGTGGAACTGCT